AAGAACAGCCCGTACTGCGCGGTCTTCTGGCCCCAGACGTTCATGGTGGGCTGGAACTGGATCGAAAGCGCCACACCTGACGTGTTGGAGATCGGCTGCACCTGGCCGAGCGCAGTCTCGGGGACGCCGACCAGCTCGTGCATGTGCATCTTGATGCGGTCGAGGTAGTCCAGCGGGCCCTGCAGGTTCTCGCCCAGCTCCAGGTTGAAGACCTGCGCCTTCTCAGGCAGGCCGCCCCAGACCTTCTTCGGGCCCTTCTCCAGCTGCGAGGCCTTCGCGCCCGTGATGACCGTAACCGGCGCCGCGTGGTAGTTGATGATGTCGGCGATGTCGGTGGCGACTTCGTTGTAGTGCCGGTTGATGTCGGTGATGTCGTGGCAGTCGGCCAGGCCCCACGGACTCGATGCCACCAGCCGGTTGACGCAATGCGCGATGGGGATGGCGCCTAGCGGGTTAGGGCGGATGTCGATCTGCTCGTCGTTGACGTACTCCTCGATGGTGTCGTCAGTGAGGATCTCGGTGTAGGTGTAGGTCTGACGGGTGCCTTCCAGGCTGGTGCCCCAGAACTTGTACTTGAGCTTGAAGCGCACCAGGCGGCTGCGGTCGTGGGGATGCCACTCGGGGAAGCAGAAGGCCGGGTTCAGTGGCAGCAGCCGGACGCGGCCTTCGTGGGCCATCCCGGCGAGGTCGACCCACGGCTCCTCGTAGGCGACCTTCATGAAGACGTCGCCCGATACCCCGCCTTGCTGGAAGGTCTCCTGCAGTACTGCATGCTTGTCGTTGTCGATCTCCCAGACGCGCTTGAGGAGATCGGGCACGATGGCCTCGGTCTCCTTGGGAGACCGGAAGAACACCCCACGGTTGGTGCAGAAGTTGAGGATGTAGTCGGTGAAGGCGCGGAAGTAGTTCACCGTCAGCTGGGTCTCGCCAGCCTCGCGTCGGTAGCTCCAGTGGGCGCCGAGGTACATCGCCCAGTTGAGGGCGTAGCGGTTCAGGCGCGGTCCGTGGACCTCGAACTCTTCATCGCTTAGCTCGACCAGCCCCAGCGGGCTGATGGAGATCGCTAGGTCAGAGTTCCCAGCCCGATAGCTGGGAGGTGAGAAGTCAACGCTCACCAGCGCACCGCCCTAACAGTCACCCATTGACTGCAGCAGCACACAGCGGGTGCCGTCTCTATGAACGACACCCGCTGTGACTCCTGACAGGGGCTTAGCGCTTCGCGAAGTGGAACGTGTGGCAGACGATCGCCAGGCCGGTGCCGGTGGTAAGGCACTTGGTCTGGATCAGGCTGCCTGCGCTGATGAACGGCGAGGATGGCTGGGCGACCTGAGTGCCACTGGTGGCCAAACCGACCAGCACACGCGGACCGACGGTGGAGACGGCGGCGTTGATCGAGGCGACAGCGGCGGTGCTGGCGTTGAAGCCACGGGTCACGGTCAGGGCGTACAGGTTGGGGTCGAGGGTGATGGCGGGCTGCCCACCGACGCCACCCTGAGCGGTGCCGCCGCCGACACCGACGGCGCCAGCCGCACCGGCAACTGCGGTTACCTGCATCTCCTCGGAGCCGATCTTGATGACCGCGTTCGGCACGATGGTGGGAGCACCAACCGACTTGGACACGTAGATGACCGTGGCCGAGGTGCTGGTGATGGCCTGGCCCAGAGTGGCGACCGTGCCGCCATAGACCGAGGTGCCGGGCGCGGCCAGCGAGGTGCCACCGGAGAGCACGTCGAAGGTCGAGGCCGAGGTGACGGTCACGGTGGTACCCGTGGTGGTCACGTTCAGCAGCTCGGCGTTGAAGGGCAGCACGAAGGCCTCGTTCTGGACGGTGCCCGCCACGATGGCGGCGGTCGTCTGGATCGGGATCAGCGTGCTCGGCTGGGAGACGTCAGACATCAGTTACCTCTCAAAGGATGGGCAGACGCCCAGTCGTGGCTAGTCCTGAACGGTGGCGGGGTTGAGCCGGGACTGGCGGGAGCCGTCACGAATGACTTCCTCGTAACGGATCTCGGCCACGTCGGAGTACGAGCCGTGGGCGAACTCAGCGAGGTAGGTGGGAGCCTCGACCCATGCCGCGCTGCCGACGTGGGCGCGCTCCCGCATGGTCTCTTCGGGCCACTTCTCGTAGACGTTGGCGTTCTGGTTGGGCCTTACACCACTGGCGTAGCCCTGTGCCATGCCGACCTGGAAGTCGTTCGGGACGTCCGTATCGGTGGCCACGCCCTCTTCGAAGCGCAGTGGCCCCTGCTGGCCCGGCACGTTCGGGCCCATCTTGCGCTCGTAGATCGCACCGACGCGCTCAGGGAACATCGGCGCAGGTGCGATGGTCGGGTTGGCCATAAGAGCCCTCACAAAGGCTAGGAGGATCGCTTATCGCCAGCGTGAATGATCTTGCTCCCGCCGTCTGGCTGAACTACTCCTCTTCTTCGTCAACCTGACGAAGAGGCCGTACCCGCTCGATGAGCTGAAGCTGGCGTGGGCGCCGATCGTTGAAGGGCGCGATCTTGTGCGCCTCGGCGCGGGCGTCGTCGTCCTCGTGCGCGCGGCGGTGGATGGCCATCACCGTGGCGCGGCTGAAGGTCGGGTCGACGTAGGCGTAGTGATCGCTGGCGAGATGCTCCAGGTACCACTCGTGGGGTGCGCCGCGTGGGTGCTCGTGCGGAGGTGTCGGGATCACAGTCTGATCTCCTGGCTCTTCTCGTTGTCCCAGATGGCCTTCTCGCCACGCGAGCGCGCGACGTTCATGGCACGGGTGCGGTTCTGGTAGATGTGCGACAGATCGATCTCGACCGGAGCGTTCGGCACCGTACTGTCGCGCCAGCCACCCATGAGGTGTCCTTCCTTCGCTGGGTGGACCTCAGCGCGCAGCCGGTCCCGCTGGTGCAGTACGTCGAACACGTCCATCTGGCCGGGATGGTCGACCCTCTCGACCTTCTCGCCGTGCTTGTTCTTCTCACCCCCGACGATGTAGCCGGGCTTGCCAGCCGGGACCAGCTTGTTGGTCTGCAGGTGCATGCTGGCGCCGGGGTTCACATCCCGGTTCACGCTGTGCGCGAACTGCAGGGCCGAGAGATAGGGGTGCGAGTGCGTCGGCTCCTGGAGGGTCGCCTTGATGCGCTGAGCTGCGCGGTTAGACGATGCACGCGACGGCATGTCATGATGCTGGCGCTTACGCCCTGTGATCGTCTCGCTGAAGGAGGTGCTGGTCTTGCCTGGTCCACTCTGGATCACGACCACTCGACCGGAAGGATCTCCCCCAGCCGACATGGCCTGGGTGCCAGCTTCCGTCCTGACGCCGGGGTGCCGCTGCGGCTGGACCGGTACGTCGACTAACGACCACGCTGCGGCCTCATACGAACTGAGGAAGCACGGCCTGCAGCACGTGGATGCTGGTGAGTGGCCGCCCACCTACCTGCGCGACGACGGCGACGTCGAGAAGGTGCGCGAGCGTCTAGACGGGGTCGATACTCACTAGCGCGGGCATGCCGAGTTCATCCTCGGCGTAGGTCAGCTGCACGCGCTCCACGAGGCCGTGCCCCGGCGCGTCGAGGCGTAGCTGGGCGTACGTCTCGTCGCCCTCCATGACTGACTCGACGTGCAGGATGCTCACGCCCTCGGGAAGGTCCAGCATCCCGGCCAGGAAGTCCAGGGTGACGCGCGCTTCAGCCATGGCAGGACCCTACAGCGGCGCTCCGAAGGCCTGTGCATGGAACTGGCGAGCCTGCAGGATGGCTGCACGAGCCTGAGAACGCCGACCAATCGGGACGATCTTCCCGGCGTCCGGCAGGGTGACGATCTTCTGCGGGGCGAAGATGCCGGGATTGCTGCCGTAGTTCAGCGTGGCGTTCTGCCCGCGCGTCTCGGTGGCCACCGCCGGGCGTGCCTTGGGGCTGTACATGCTGACGTGCGAGCGGAAGGCAGCCTCCTCACCGTGGCGGTCAAAGCCGCGCCCGGTACCGGCATGGCCGAAGGCGTCGTGCACCGCGCGGAAGCGGTCGTTGTCCTCGTCACTGAAGAACGGGTGGCCCCCAGTCGAGCGCGATGACAGCACCTTCAGGCGGTTCTCCTTCAGGTCGGCGATCATCTGCGCCGGGTTCTCGTACGGCTCGTGGTCCTGGGTGCTCACCTCGAAGCCCAGCCCCCCGCGTCGGCGCGCGCCGGTCAGGAACTCGAACTGGCGGTTGGTCTCCTCGCGCATGGCCGCAAAGTGCGGCACGGCGGCGTGCTGGTAGTCGGGAGCGGCCTCGTACTGCTCGGCGATGCGCTGGCTTAGTACTGGGTTAGCCACCACGCTGCGGTAGTCGTCAGGGCCCGTCTGGCCCTGTATAGAGGCCCATGCGCGCGCAGCCTCGGCGAGCAGCGGGACGCCCTTGAAGGCCCCGTTGGCGAAGTGCGCGTTGCGTCCCACGTGATCATGGTCGGACAAAGCAAGACGCCCCGCCCCCCTGAACGGGGAGCGAGGCGCCTTTGCTGCAGCCCAGGGGAGGTGCTTAGTGCTCGATCACCTCTCCAGCCGGAACGACGACCTCGCCGCGCACCGCGTTGGGCGGTAGCACGATCGGGTACTTGAGCTTGAGCCCAGCCTTGGTGCGCCGACCCACCACGATCTCGCCACCGCCAGGGCTGTAGCAGGCCCAGTAGATGGGGCGCTTGCCCAAAGCGGGGTTGCCGCGCCAGGCCGAGGTGCCGTCAGCGAAGCAGATGCCACCACCACCACCGATCTCGAATCGCTTGCCGTTCTCCAGGATGACGTGCGTGGCATTGCCCAGCGCGGGCTTGGCGTCGAACGCCAACCATTCCAAGGTGCTGTAGTGGCAATCGCGGTCAACCTCGGGGAAGTGCACCCAGGCGTAGTGCGGGCAGCGCTCGTACTGCGCGCCGCACTCGATCTGGATCAGGTCCTCGTCTGTCACTGGAAGGTCGTGACGCAAGGTGGCGACCAGATGCCACTTGTCCTCGCCGCCCCACAGGACGCTGAGCACCTTGGGGTAGATCACGTAGGCCCAGGGGGCGTCTACGACGTCCGAGGTGTGCCAGACGTCGTCGTTCCGGTCCTCGTCGGCGTAGGCCGAGCCATAGCCCTTGACGTCCTGGTAGCCCTCGCCCCGGTCCTCCTCGTCCGTCTCGCCGTAGCTGGCCCGTAGGACTGACCAGGCGTGGTGCTCTTCGGTGAGCACCTTGATCACCTGGTCGATGCCGTCACGTTCGATGAGAGCCCGAAGGGTCGGGACCTTGGATTGCGGATTGCCATCCCAGTGGCAATACCGCCCACGCCAGGCATCCCCATTGGGGACAGCCAGAACGCTGTTGGTGGACATAGTTCCTCCTAGTTGGTGCCGGTCGGTGGGCATCACAGTACGCGTAGCAGATGACACAACGCAATGGGGATGACGGCGTGTCGGCGCTGAGGTACTGTCAGGACGTGCTCAAGCGACAGCGACCGCAACGATGGCAGCAGCCGGGCAATCCCGGCAGCGGTGCCAGCGGTCGCTGAGTGCTGCTGCCCCCTCTAGTGGGGCGTAGCTCAGTGGTCAGAGCAGCGGCTTCCAAACCCGCGTGGCGCAGGTTCGAATCCTGTCGCCCCAGCCAGCTGGCACCGCACACCTGCCGGGTGTGGGGAAGTAGGCATCCCGCCTGCCTTGGGAGCAGGAGACCGCTGGTTCGAGCCCAGCCACCTGGACGTAGGGTCCTTAGCTCAGTTGGTAGAGCTGCCGCCTCTTAAGCGGCATGTCGCTGGTTCGAGCCCAGCAGGGCCCACGGACGGTCTGTAGCTCAGTGGACAGAGCAGCGCCCTACGGAGGCGCGTGGCGCGGGTTCGACTCCTGCCAGGCCGACTCCCGGTTCGACTAACGGCAAGTCGCGTGGCCCTGGACCACGCTATGGGAGTTCGAGTCTCTCGCCGGGAGCTGGCCACTAGCTCAATTGGCAGAGCAATGCCCTGTTAAGGCATGGGTTGCTGGTTCGACTCCAGCGTGGCCAGCTGTACGATCACAGAGGCGGGATAGAGCAGCTCGGTAGCTCGCTTGGCTCATAACCAAGAGGTCGCGTGTTCGAATCACGCTCCCGCTACTGTGCGGTTAGCTCAGTGGCAGAGCAACGGGTCGTGATCCCGTGGGCACCGGTTCGAGCCCGGTACTGCACCCTCAGCGCCCGTGGTTGGCCCAGTACTCCGCGAGCGCAACCCCGCTACCCGAGTACCGCACGTGGATGTCTTCCACTCGCTGCGCCTGCGCCAGGTAGTACTGACGGACGTGGTTGGCGAAGAAGAACGCCCACAGCATGAGGCACGCCACGGCGCCGTCGAACAGGCGCGCCACCACCGGTTCCGTACTGGCCAGCAGCAGCATCGACCCCGTCATGACCATGGCGTGCCCGGCCATGAACAGCAGCTGGAAGCGTGCGAGCTTGCGATAGGCCCAGACGGGCCGGTTGCGCAGCTCCTCGGCGCGGTGGAAGCGGATCGACTTGACCAGGGCGGCGAAGATGAAGACCACGGCGCACAAGTCGCAGAGCATGCTCGTGGGCACTAGCCATAAGGCCATGGGGGCACCTTAGCCGGGTTGGTCATGCCCTGCGGGGCAAGCGGCCACCGAGAGAGCGCGCCCAGGCCTCACCGGCATCCGTACGGTCCGGGCTGTGACGGGGTGGCTTCACCCCTCGGGTCTCACCCGCAATGCGGTGTGCTTCATTCCAGAGGCCGGTAGCGACGCCCTGGCGCTGGTGGCCCCCGAAGACCTCGATGGAGGAGATCTCGCCGGTCTTGTGGCTCCAGCGCAGGAAGCCGATGCGCTCGGGGTTGCGGTGCGGTCCCACCGCATCAATGGCGTTCAGGGTGTGCGCACCGTCGCCCCACATCGAGCGCGGCTCGGCCTTGTGGAACTCGAACTGGCGCGAGCTGATGTTGGGGTTCATCGGGCGCGCTCGTAGAACGGGCTGCTGGAGACCTGCACCTCGGGCATGGTGAGGTCCAGCGTCATGCTGCAGGCGATGGCGAGGCTGTCGACGTAGTCGTCGTGGGCCTCGGCCTCCTCGGGGGCCTTCACCAGGATGTTGGGGCCCTGGAAGACCTTCTCCGCGTCCAGCATCTGCTGCTCGAACCGGCGCCAGGTGCGTAGCGATCGCGTCTTGGCGTGGGCAGGCCATCCGACCTTGCCGCGCTGCATGAGCGCCATCAGGTGCTTCCAGCGCTTGCTCTGCTCGCTCGGGGAGCTGCCCACGGCAAAGAGGTTAGCGCGCGGCAGCAGGAGAGCAAGCCGCTGGGCGACCGCGTCGCCGACGCCCCCGGCGTCCACGCCGATGGCCAGAACGTCATAGTTGGACAGGAAGTTCACGATCTGGAAGTACTGCTCTTCCCAGTCGTCGCCGCGCAGCTCCAGCCAGTTGAGCACGCGGTGCAGGAAGAAGCCGAACTCATCCGGCCGGTCCCAGTCCACCCAGACCACGGTGACCACGGTGGCGTCGAGCTTGCGCGCCGGGTCGATGCCGACGACAACCGGGGTGCGGTAGTACTGCTTGACGATCTGCTGGGAGCGGTCACCTAGCTCGTCCATCATCGCCGAGGTGGTGAACATGCCCCGCTCCAGCAGCCAGCGCAGGCAGTAGGACATCTGGAACTCGTCTGAGTCCTCCCCCATGCGCTGCATGTCCTTGCGCACGCTCTTGCCGTAGGTGGGGTGGTACTTGGCAACGATCTTCCAGTCGGCCTCGAAGTGGTTGGCGCGCTTCGCGCGTGAGGACTGGCGCCGCTTGTTGAGCTGGATGGCCTTGTAGAAGTCGCCCTTGCGGGTGGTCGGGGTGCCGGTCTTGACGATGGTGCCCGCCGTGGACGCGAGCATGGGGTGGATGGACTTGCGCACCACGTAGTCGTCGCAGTCCTGGGCCTCGTCGATGACCGCCAGGTGGAACGTCTTGGACTCGATCTTGGCGCGCGGGTTGGCCGTCATCATCAAGCACGTACTGCCCGAGCGCTTGAGCCGGATGGCCCGGCTCTGGCCGATGGGGCGGTCGTCGATCTCGGGGTCGGACAGAAGCTGTACTGCCCGGTCTGAGGTGAGCCGGTCGACGATGCGCCCGAACAGCGTCTCGGCCTGGCCCTCGACGGGCGCGAAGACCCCGACCCAGAAGCCATCCTTGAACTTGCCCAGCACCTCGGGGAAGATGATCGCCAGCCGGGGCAGCAGCACCATCAGGGTGGCGACCACGTTGCAGACGGTCTCGCTCTTGCCGGACTGCCTGGAGAACAGCGCAGTGATCTCCTCGGCGTCCTCGATGATGACCGACTCGATGATGCGGCGCGCGAAGGGGACCTGGTAGGGGCGCAGCTCGTGCCCAACGAGCACGTCCATGAACTGCATGATCTGGCCGATGAGCCGGTCGACGAACTCCGCGTTCAGCTCGGTCAGCTCGGGCTCGGGAGGCAGGCCTTCGCCTTCGCCGTCCTCTAGGAGGAGGTCTTCCTCGTCCTCAAGCAGATCCACTAGATGACGGTCTGGTGGAAGCTGGGAAGACGTCTCGCTAAACGGCTACTCACCCACCGCCGACGACCGAGTAGGCCGGGGTGCCTGAGCTGATGAGTCGGATCTCGCAGGTGCCCGCAGCGGGCTCTACCTTGACGGCGACAACGACGCTCGTGTTCGCGGGGACGACGTCGAACTCGGCGCCTGCCACCGTGGGGTCGGTGGCGCCGTCCGTACTGACGAAGATGTCGCCGCTGCCTCGGTTCACGACGCGCAGGCGGCTGTAGTAGTTGACGAAGTCCATCTTGTCGACGGTCGTCGCGACGAGGGTGCCGTGGCCTACACGAACGATGCCGGTGATGGTCGCCATGGTGATCATGGTCGACGGGCTAGGTCAGTAGCGTCCCACTAAACGTGCATGCGCCAGATAGGGCGCCAGCGCCTGGCCGAACGCCTCGACGTCAGCGGGCTGTATGAAGTGGCGCTGGCCGTCTAGGTCCAGATACATGCCCTTGGGCTTCATCGGGCCGTAGCGGGCCATGTAGCCCCCGTCAGCGCGCCCTGGGAAGCAATGCTCTTCGTGTTCGTGCTCTGGGGTCCAGTCATGGAGGTGGCCGAGGACCAGGCCCGCATCCTCCCCCTCAAGGATGGCGTGCTCGTGGTACCTCGGCCACCAGTCTGATAGCAGCAGGGTCACCCGGTGGAGGCTAGTGAATGCCTACCTTGATGGCCGCCGCCGGGGCATCCAGCGTGATGCTGGCCGCGACGTAGTCGGCGAGGCGGTGCTCGCAGAAGCGGGCGCGGGCGCCGAGGCGGATGGCGGCCTCGTAGGGGTCGCTGCCTTCGTGCGCCAGCTCGGACAGGGTCAGCTCGTCGACCCGGCGCTGGTCGACCCACCACGCCTTCGGCAGCCGCTGAGCATTGAGCGTGATCATCGCGGTCCTGCCGCTGCCGAAGCTGCCGAGGTACTTGCGGCTGTCGTGGACGACCTGGACCTTGACCCGGCGCCCGATGAGCGCCTTGGCGAAGTCGCCGATGTAGTTGCAGACCCCGCGCTGGGTCTCGGTGAGGTCGCCGAGAGGGATGACGCTGGCTTCCGGCTCTGCGGTGTCGTCCTCGGGCCGTGGGCGGCTCGGGGTGACCTTCCCGGCGGCGGGAACGATCCCAGCGCGGTCGATCGCCTTCCACTGCTCCTTGTTGAACGAGCGGCCCCCGATGGCGATGTAGCCCTGGGCGGCAGCCTCCCGGTGCGCCTGCGGGTCGCTGGGGTCATAGCGCACCAGCTTGTCCAGCGGGACACCGAACTTGGCCTCGATGATCGCGCGTACTGCCGCGTCGGTGATGGCGGGATCGGCGAGGGCGTCGGTGACCCAGCCGCTGGCCGCCTGCTCGTCGGCGACGAGGTCGGTGGCGTTGTTGACCACGGAGAGCTGTACTGCCCGCAAGTAGGCGGGAGTCACGTTGTTGCGCTCCATGTTCAGCGGCACCTTCTGGCCGATGTTGACGTGGAAGGCGCCGTCGATCTCGACCACCGGGATGCCCAGCTCGTACAGGTGGAACTTCTCGGCCTCCAGGGGCCGGTAGAGGGTGATGGTGGTCTGGCGCTTGCGCGCCTTGAGCAAGCCGTCATCGTCGGCCACCTCGGTCAGCAGGCTTGCACGCCAGGAGGTCTCAGGCTTGCGGCGGGCGACGGCCTGTCCGTTGAAGGTGACCAGAACGCCGGTAGGCAAGAGAAGGCGGTGCACAAGATCCGCTACTTGATCAATGTCCTCTTGGGTTAGGCGAATGAGGGCATCGAATGAGGATCCGGCCTTTCGACGAGAGCGCTTGTTCTCGGTCCGGCCGTGTTCGTCAAAGCGCACGGTTCCGGTAGTGCTCTTTACCTCGGCCCATTCGCAAAGGGCGAGGACTAGCTTTTCGCCTAGGTTGAATCGACCCCGCTGAGTGGGATTGAACTTCTTCACGCTCGGCGCAAAGAGAGTGAATGCATGCGCCAGGTCCGAGAAGCCGTGAGGGTCATTATCCGCCACACTCAGAGTGGCTTGCTCTTCACCACTGGTAACAAGACTGATGTCTACCTCGGTGGCGTCGGTGTCCAGTGCGTTCTGCACCAGCTCTACGACAGCGCTTGCTGCCCCGCGTCGCTGTATCAGCTGCGCAAGGCCCTCCTTGTCCACGTCGAACCATTGCATTCTGTGCTCCCAAAGCCCGATAGCTGATCCAACTGCACCTTTGTGCAGCCACTGGGGAGGACCGTAGCATATGACACTACGGACTTGATCCCTTCTAGTTACCCTTTCTCTCCAGCAGTACGTCCACCACTGCCTGTAGCGCTTTCAACTCATTGCGTGCGGATCGAAGATCATCCAGACCGCAGGAAGTGATCGCGCGGCCAACGGTGAACATCAAGGCGTTGGCTTGCAAGACCAACTCTGCTTGACTAAGGCGAAGCAGCCGCCGGTCGTAAGGCGACGTTGGGCGCCTACTCCTCAGTAGCGTTCTCAAGATCTCTCTCCTCGCACCAACGTCCTTCTAGGGCACAGAGCAGAAGATCCATGTCGGCCGGATCCTCGGTGTCTGGGTCCACGAGGGTCAGTACATGCTTGAGTTGGGCCGGGGTCGCACGGCGTCCTTGCCATGTACCGAGGACTATGGCACAGGGCAGGGGCCATAGTCGCGTCACGGTGCATTGGCCGTAGCGATAAGGCGCCGCAACCTCGTTAGTCCAACCCGTCTCTCGGGTCGGCCCGGTGAAGCCCCACAAGAGTTGCACGTACTGCTGACCGAGTCCACGGGCCTTGGTGGCGCGCAACTTCATGTTTGCTGCCTGTTCGCCCAGTAGGACTCGACGGCGCTGTCGAGCGCCTGCGTGCGGCCCCGCAGGCGACCTGTACCGCCCAGGTGGCCCGGAGCGTAGGTACCACGCCCGCCGCGCCGGGAGCTTCGGCTCTGACCCGCCTGGAGGCCGCCAGCGGCGAACTGGGCGGCCTGCACGGATTCCAGCGCTGCCTTGGCGAACTCGGTGACCGCCGAAGCCTCCGCGAAGCCGCGCGGGTGGCTGTCGAGATAGGTGTAGATGAATCGGCCCTTACTCCGGGCGCGCTTGAAGTTCTGCCACATCTGGTTGGAGACCTCGTAGTAGTTGTACGGTTGCCCATCGTCAGCGCGCCCCTGCTGGCGGAACAGCACCGTGAGGGTGCGGGTGCGGGAGTCGTAACCGGCAGCCACCGTGCGCGGGCGGTAGGGGTCCGTGGTCGACGTCGGCACCAGGGTGATCGGCGCCGCGACCCGGTCTGGGTTCTCGGTTGCTTCGCCTTCGTCTTCGTCTTCGTCGTTGATGGAGATTGTCTCGAACTCTCCATGCCCGGCTGCGATGGGGGTCGAACCATGCGAGATGGGGAGGTTGGGCGCCGCGTTGTGCCAGGCGTTCTTGAAGGCATCCTCGAAGGTCAGCTGCAGCGGCTGGTCGTCGTCGAAGGGAAGCTCAGGCTGGGTCATGGATGCACTCGCGGCAGTAGAGGGCCGAAGTCGGGTTCAGGATGCTGAGGCGCCCGAACCACACCGCGCGACCGCACGAGGTACACGTACTGCGCGCATAGTCCTCACGCTTCTCGGGGTCCAATGGCTGCACCAGCGGGCAGACCGCGAGGTAGGTGGCCTTCATGACTCGCCCTGGCAGTTGTGATGGTCGAGCATGTCCTCGCTGAGCGCCTCGTGGCACAGGCTGCAGCGGTAGGGGCGCTCGCGCATGCCGGTCTGCGCGGTGGCGCCGATCTGCTCGTCCTCGGGCTCGTCGAGGAGCACCCGGCGATGGCGCTGCGAGTCTGGCCCCCACGGGCCGTTAGGCCGGTACGGCGCGTCCGGCACCCAGTGCGCCTGCTTAGCGCGGATCGGGAAGACGGCGCGCGCGAGACGCTGGACGTCGACCTCGTCTGATGCCGCGTCAGTCATCTTGGCCCAGCAGCTGCAGCTGACCGGCGGTGACGCGCGGGATCAGGTGCACCGGCAGGCACACCATGCAGTAGACAACCGAGTTCGAGCCTGGGTCATCGACGAGTACTGCCCCTGGCTGGTCGCAGTTGGCGCATTGCATGCCCACAGACTCGCGTTGACACTGCGTACTGTCTCGGCTAACGACCAGGACAGTTCAGGGTGGCGGCACCTGTACGCGCCCACGTGACAATGGTCTGCCCCAGCGGCGAGGTGCTGGCCATCAGCGGCGCACGCGCGATCGGCACGAAGCCGCCGCACAGCAGCGCGGCGTCGCGCCGCAGCTGGTCGGTGGCCTCCTGAGCCTGGTGCTGCGCGAGCTGGGCGATCTTCTTCGCATCCGCTGTCTGCGCCTGGCTGACATGGGTGGCGCTCTGCTGGGCCGCTAGGGCGTTCAGCAGCGCTACGAAGCCGAGGGTGACCGCGAGCACGGTCAAGGTGGCGATCACCCCGAGCAGGTACGGACGGGTTCGCTCTTGGCCGGTTGGCGGGCGTGGTGGGGGAAGCGTCATGGCGGTCCTCCGGTGAGTTCGGTGATGCGGCGCTCCAGGCGAGCGACCTTCTCGTTGAAGTCGGCGATGGTCCGGTCGGACTCCCGCCGTAGCTGGCTGAGTTCTGCGGTGAGCGAGTCCGTTGCGTAGCGCGAGACCTCTAGCTCGTGCCGGGTCTCCTTGTGGCCGCGCTCGCACTCAGCAAGCTGTACTGCCTGTTGGTCTACCCGCTCTTGCAGCTGGTCGATCAGACGATCGCGAGCGGCGGTGTCACCGAGTGCGCGCGTTGTTGCCGTACTGCGCCGGGATGCGGAGAAGGTGGTCAGGCCAATGACGAAGCTGGCCGCCACGCCGCCGATGGCGGTGATGGTCGAGGCGTCCACTATCGGCGCCCATGCACCAGCGGCAAAGTGGTCAACGACTGCCTGATATGGCCAAGGAGAATGATGGCCACCGAGCCTGGAGCGGTTAGCGACGCGTACGGCTGAAAGGCGGCGTAGACGTCGTTGAAGACCCAAAAGCACCAATAGCCGGTAAGCACTGCGAATGCCGCGTGGACGGCACACTCGTGTCGGCTTACCAAGGCCAGCGCCGCAATCAGGGTGAATACCAGCAATGCCATACCCCAGGCTTGTGCCGGATCACCAGGCAGAGCCTGGAACGCCTGACGCGCAGGCTTGAATGTCGCGGTCTCGGTTCGACGCGGAGATCCCAGAAGCCAGGCCAGCGCGATGTAGAGATCGCACAGCAGGATCAATCGCGCAGTGCGCTGGGCCAGCCTTGCCGCCGGGTCACGGGGAAGGTCCACTCCCCCAGGCTGACCGAGATGTAGGGATTAGTCCCAGTGAACATGGCGCCGCGCCGCAGCCTTCAGGGGGGCCTGGGGCTGCGGCGCGGCTGACTGGGGCGGGACTACGCGACTTGAAGCTGGGTCTCGGCCTGCGTGGCGCGGCGGTGACGCTCCTTGTGCTTGCGCAAGGCGTCCTTGCTGGGGGCGCGGTGGCCGCACTCGTCGCACGGGAACTTGCCGCCGCCACCAGCAGAGAGCATCCGGCTGACGGACACGAACGCCTCCAAGGCTTCGTCGAGCCGACGGCGGTGGTCGGCGCACAGCGTGAGGACGCCGTGGTCGTCGCCGAGGTGCAGCTCGGCGACGTCGCCGAGGACGAGGCTGCCGACGTGGTAGCAGGGATCGCAGACCTCGACGTTCATGCGCCCTTCCTCTTGTTGGCTATTGGCGTGACGTCTTCCTCGTCCGGGTAGTGGTCGAGGATGCCCTTGCTGGAGTCGTAGCGGGCCAGCGACTCCATGCGCAGCGCGGCGCGCCCGTCGGCGAGCATCCGGCCCATGCCCTTGAACTGGTAGCCCTCCTGGTACTGGTAGGAGCTGTCGAGCACATCGCCGGATAGCCCGAGCTTCTGCGTGCGGTTGGTCTTGCAGCGCGGGCAGAACAGATTGCGGTCGAAGCCGGACCTCCCGGTGCGCACGACGGAGGAGATCTTCCAGGTATGCCCGAAGTCGCGGCAGAGGATGAAGTTCTCGCTCAGCTGTTGCGCGAGGGCCGTGACGTCAGCTGGGTCCGCGACCTTGTACGGCTCCGGTGCGGACTCCTGGGCGACGGTGAGGCGGCGTTGTGATGGGCTCATGCAGTTGCTCCTTGTAGTGAGTGCCGGTCGTTGAGGTGAGCGATCATCTTGTCTTCGTGGCGGTACGGCCTGCCACATTCAGGGCACTGGAAGACGCCCTCGGTCTTGAGCTTGTGGATCTCGAACTGATGCAGGATGAACTGCATCTCGTTGGCGAAGTTGCGCCTGCACTCCGCGCAGTGGAACTCAGACGGCTCGGGGATGGTGCCGTCACACAGCCGCTCGTGGGCTCCGCGTCCCTGGAAGCCGTAGTAGGTGGCTCCGCACTTGCGGCAGGCCAGCGCCGGGAGGTCGCCTCCCTTGACCCTGCGCTGATCGTCTTCCTTCGCTGCTGGCCGAGTCTGCTTCTTGTGGGACTTGGCGGGCGCCTTGGGGATAGGCCGCAGCAGCGACAAGAACGGCGCCAGCCGGTTCCGCAGCTCGGCGCGGTCGGCAGCGCACAGATCGGCCTCATACAGCCGTCCGTCGATACCGAGCACTTCTGGAGTGCCAGGGACCTTCTCGTGGTCGGGACAGATGTCGCAGACGACCTGTAGCAGAGTGGCCAAGGGGAAGCCTTTCCCAAGTTGGGTGAGTTTCCTGGCGAGACTAGTCCTTGAATCGGCATTGTTGAAGCAACTCGGCGCCGATAGATGAAAGACCACGACCCCCGCCCAGGGCTTTGGGGGGTCCGGGCGAGGGCCGTGGCCGTCTAGAGGCGGCGTAAGCAGTTGCCGCATAGCTGATCTTCCGCTGCTTTGCCGACGCGCATGAAGTGCTCGCCGTTCTTCACACCGCACAGAAAGCGTTCCGTCCCGCCGAGCAGATGCACTCGGCTTCCATCACGCCAGTACAGGCGCGCAACATCATCGAGGTTCTCCCACGGCGTGTACTCCACTACCGCCAGCCGGGTCTCGATCACCGAGGGCTCGCCGGGGTCGAACAGGCGCGCCAGATGCTCGGTGGCGAAGTAGTCGATGTGCGCCCCCCAGCGCACCCGCCACTGCTCGAACGAGTGTGTGGATAAGGCCTCGGCGCCTCCTTTGGGAACCCTCATCCGGCTGCCCTGCCAGGTAGCCGTGCGCCCAGCTTCTCGTGATACACCGTGATCAATCGGTAACAGTCAGGCCTTCCTATCACATTCGGGTGGCAGACCTGCACAATGCTGGCATCCGCGTCGGAGACGGCGGCGAAGCCACCATCGAAGTCCCCGCAGATGCGGCCACAATGCGCGCAGGGGCCGCGCTCGCTCATCGCGCCTCCTTAGGAACGCCAGCACTCCCGACAGATCATGGCAGCGCCTTTGTCGATGTCCTTCTGCTGCTCACGTGATACCCAGCAGTCGTGGTGGCAGCTCGGGCAGCCGATCTTCTCGTGGCCCAGGCGCAGCTCGTACTCGTTCTTCACCCGCGACACGACGGCGTTCACCACCCGCCCCGAGCTGGTGACACGCGGGGAGAAGGTACGACCGGGTTCACG